TAAAGCTCCCACCGGAAAAAAGCCCGATTAAACTTATCGCGGCAGATACCGCAACCGCGTCATAAAAACTGAGACCGATATTATCGACCGTCGTATATCCTGCCGTGTTGGAGATATAGAGAAAGCTGGCAATGCTGCTGTCTGTCAGTGACACGCCAAAAGCAGACGTGAAATTCATATACCAATTGCCGCTGATATGTTTCAGGTCGGCAAGCCCGCCGCCCGACATTGCTAGTTCGTATCTCGTGGCAATCGTTGTAGAAACGACATTTGTTGCCCAGTTTGTGGCGTTGGCGCTTGAACAAATGATATTCGGAATGCGTACTTTGCACCCACTTGCTGGCTTGAAGCCACAGGCATTGATGGCACGTTGTGCAATGGTGAGAACGCCCGTTGCGTTATTGCATCCGAAATATTTTCCACGCTCGTCCGTTGCTACGAATTGCGTCGCCGTACCCCAGCGGTGCGAAGCACAAAGCCACCATTCATAGACGCCAGACCCTGCTGACGTTTCCATCTGAAAGGCTGGGCAAAAGTCAGTGACTGGATATTGAAAAGTTTGGTCGTCAGTTCCGTTCGTAACGCCCAGTTCGAACCAGTCGCCCCGCGACCGAATTTCACCGAGGCGCGGGATTGTCATGATGCCGGCTTCAGCACCGACAGCGTGTATCCATCCGGGTTTGGGTGCACCATTGATTGTCGCCGTTGCACCGCCCGCGAAGGTCATCACCTCGTTATCCACAAAGGCGGTTGATGCGCTCCGTAGCTTGATGAAGCCCGTGGCAGGCATAGCCGTGCCGGATGCAAGCGGGGCCGTACCAAGCGCAGTCCAGACGCCTAGAAACTCGCCTGCACCAGTAATGCTGCCGGTGACGTCATTCGTGCCCGCCGTACCCAATGCGGGCACATTGCCGCTTGAAGCGTCAAAAGCTATCCACTTGGTTTGCGTGGCGTCAAAACTGAGCAAGCCGCCCAATGTTGACGATATCGCAACCGACCCAACTACAGCCGCATGCTGACCCCAGCGCACGTCGGAATTGATAATCAGCGTGCTGTTATTCAGCGTGATGGTTTCGCCATTCAGCACGCCGCTAAGGGAGGCGTCGTCATAGTTCCAGGTGACGTCGGTGAGTGTTTGGGCTGCCATTAGCTGTAGCTCACTTCGGACAATTCGCCGCCGACATAGGCCAGCGTTTTGATTGTTTGGATGCCGCTTGGGATGGCCCCGGCAAGCTCAATTTGCACCAGGGTGCCAGCGTCATATTCAAACGACTTGGTAACGGCCCCTGCTGGCGTTTGGTAGGTCATGGAGGCCAATTCGCCGCCAGCGTAATTCAGCACAAAGGGGCAGGCTTTGAGGTTTTTGGAGACCGTCTCGAAGGTCGGCACGGAATCGCCGCCTTGCTGCACCACGACGCCGCCTCGACCGGCTGGGCCGCGCAGCTCTACCCATTGGCCCCAGCCTTCGGCGTCTTTGAAGCGCAGGCGGGTGCCGTCCCATTCGTGTTCCGGTGTCTCGCCGTCCTGGCCGTCGCGCCCGTCCTTGCCGTCAGCACCGGCCAAACCGCGCGGGCCTTGCTTGCCCGGGTCGCCTTTTGCGCCTGCTGTGCCGGCTTCGCCGCGCTCGCCCTTTTCGCCTTGGCTGCCGTCTTTGCCGTCTATGCCGTCTATGCCGTCGCGCCCGTCTTTGCCGTCCTTACCGTTGGCGCCCGGCTCGCCCGCAAGCGATGCAAGCCATTCAGCCAGCGTACCGGCGAAGCCTTGCAGGCGGGCCAGTTCAAACGCCGATAAGCCGTCTTGGGCCACGTCAAGCATGGGCGAAGCCTTCACGGATGCGCTTAACAATATCGGCCGTCACGTCGGGTTCGGGTTCGGGCGCTGCTTTTTTGACGCTATCCAAAAACGCGCTCAGCCGGGCGTCGATCAAGTCGCCAATGTCTGGCGCGGCCGGCTTTTCGTCGGCTGCTTTCTGGCGCTCGATCTCGGCTTGCATGCGCGTCATCTGCTCGATCAGTGGCTCGATTGACTTGCCTACAGCACCAGCAATATCCGGGGCTGGTTCTGGCGTTGGGGCTGGTGCCGGCTCTGGTGGCGCCAGCATTGCCGCCGCCTCGCGTTGGCGCAACTCGGCAAGGTCTGCCAATGAGTAGTTTTGCTGTTGCAGGTAAGGTGCTTCGCCGCCCTTGACGGGCGATAGGTTGCAGCGCTGCCGGGCTTCATTGGGTGCCAGCCAGCCGCCGGTAATGCCTTTGCTGTTGGCGTCGTACAGGGCCGCCGAATCCATGCGCATGAGGCCGTCGATGTCCAGCTCAATGCCTTCGTTTTCAGGCAGGCCAAGGCCATCGTTTAGGCTGGCTTCTAGGCATTCAATGAAAATTTGCAGGCAGTCGGTGTAGTACTGCTGACCCAGCGCGCCGATGTTGTTGTTGGTGGGCATGGGGCCGCTTTGCAGCTTGTAGAGCGGATACCTAAAGGCCCTGGCCACGTCTTCGACTGACCACTTCAGCTGCTCGATCAATTGCGCGTCAACGGCGCTCATGGATAGCTGCTCGTACTTCAGGCCATCGCCCAAAACGGCTATCTTGCCGGCGTTGGCCGCTGTATAGCTGGTTTCCCAATAGGTTTTCAGCCGCAGCGCGGTGTCGTCGCTGATCTTGGCCGGTGCCGTCAAAATGCCGCCGGGCATGCTCTTGTTGGCAAACAAGGCGCGGCTTTGGTCTGTGATTTTTGAGCCTAGCGTGGCCGCTGATCCGCAGGCGTAGATGGGCGAGACACCAACCAGCGGGTGAAACATCGCGTTGATGCGGTCGTGAATGACTTCGCTGGCCGGGATGGTGCGCTGCACTTCCGAGTCACTGAGCGCGGCCAAGTTGTCGGTGCCCAGGCTGTAGTAAACGTCGCCTGACGCGGCAATCATGGGCTTGACTTGGGGCGCGTCTAGGACGTGCATTCCAACAACACGGCCCCCGTTGCGACGCTTTAGCACGTAGGCATTGCCGTGCAACACCATGCTCAGCACCCACTGCTCCAAGAATTTAATGGCGTTTTGGTGGGTGTTTGGGTTGCGCAGTAGTGTTTTTATCGGTGTTTCGGCGTCAATTTCGGCCCAAATGCCGTTTTTGTCGCGTCGGACGTGCTTGGGCCGCAGCTTGGAAATATCGGACGCGATGCCGGTGACGCAGGCGAACACGGCAGAAAAGGCCATCACCTGGTCGCGTGTGTTTAGCTCTACGCCGCTTTGCCATGCGCCGGTAAAAGGCTCGCGCACCAAATTAAACCAGCCGTTACCGGGCTGGGTTGGCGCGTAGCTTTTGCGAATTTCCAAGCCAAAAAGCTTCATTTTTCGGCTTCCAGGGCCTGTTTTTTGACCCGCATGGCCTTGTTGCCGGTGTCAAGGACGCGGGTGTCGTATTCGGCGCTTGGCTTGGCTGAAGGCTTGGGATGCTCAGCTTTGCCCAGCGCGATCAATGCGCGCTCAAACTGCGGGTCAACCTCAAACACGTCGCCGCGCTTGATGCCGGTTTGATTTGCTACGGGGTTATCGACTAATGCTGTCATTTTCATGGTGTTTTCCTTTGAAAAAAGGGGCTGTTTAGGCCGCGTGGCGACCCTTACAGCCCCTTTTTAAGTCAACGAGTTAAGCCGGCGCGTATGCTGCACCAGAAATAACCACTGTCGCATTGGCGCGTGCTTTTTTGTAGTTCAAAAAGCGCTCAACCAGCACGGCGACTTGGTTGGTTTGGAACATGCTCACCTGAACGCCATCGCCCTTGTCAATTGACGCGTGCTCGCTGTAGGACACTTCGATCGGCCCCGTTGCATAGAAGATGTCTTGAGGGCGAACCCAGACGATTGCATTGCCGGCCATTGCATCGGTGGTAACGACGGGGTAGGAGCCGAGCTTGCCGCCGGTTTCATCAAGCGTATCGAACTCTGGGAACCCAACTGCTGTACGCATGTCGCCGATGGACCCTGCCAAGTCGGGGTGCATGATCAATGCACCGCCACTGGTTGGCTGGTTGGACGCGCGCAAATAGCTCTTCAAGGCCAAGATGTCTGCACGCAAGGCGGCGGATGTGGTGCCGCTTGCTGTGATTGAATTAGCTCCATTCGTCACGGACGCAGGCCGAACCCCAGCAGTAAGAGTGATTGCTGGATCAATAAAGTCCAGGTTTTCGCGCTCGGCAATTGCCTTGACCAAATCGTCACGCAACCACACATCGGCGGCGGGGTCGCTACGCTTGATGAGCTCTTTCGAGATTGCGACCATGCCGGTGATCTTGTATTCTTCCAGTCGAACTTGGAACAGCTCGGCACTGGTAACCGGCTTCATACCGCCCTCACCAACCCAGCCAGCCGACGTGCCAGCAGACTGACCGTTTACCAGGGTGTTGAACGGGGCATTGCGAAACGGCTGTACGCCATTTGTACCGGCCATGAATTTCCCAATGATCGACTCTTTGCGGACAAAATCAATGAACTCATCGCGCAATAGCTGATACTCCGTCAAGTAACCACCATAAGCGGGGTTTGCAACTGTTGCCGACGGCGCGGCGGCCTTCTCTTGCAGGGCCTTGGCCACTCGGCCATCGCCGTACCATGCTTTAGCGACATCTACTGCATCACGGCGATTGCCCTGAGCTTCATAAATGCACTTCAACACTTTTGCAAAGCCAAGGCCGGCAGGCTCGTTGGATTTGACACTGATCACCTGGCCGCTGCGGGATGCAGAGCCGGCGGCGCTAGAGCTGCCATCAACCGGCGCGGCCTTGGAGACCTGGACCGCTTCGGTGGCCTTCAGGCGCTCGACGTGTTTTTCAACGGCCGCAACGTCTGATTGCAGCGTGTCGAATTCTTCCGACTCGGCGGCGTCCAGGGTGCGGCCTTCGTCGGCTGCTTTTTGCATGATGCCGTTGAGTTTTTCAACATTGGCGGCCTTGGTGTCCTCAAAGGACTTGATCTGTTCTGCGAGAGTTTTCATTTTGGGTTTTCCTAAAAGTGGAGTTGATTTGCCACCTGCAGGCGGCGTGGTTTTCAAGTGCGCGGCCCTTTGCCCAGGCGTGGACGGGGATGCGCTTTTGATGGTTTGGATCGTTGCCTCGGCATTGGCCGGGATGGTTACGGCGCTCAGCTCTAGCCACGACCATTTGTTAAATTTCAGGCCGTAGCTGCCGGGGATTTCTTCGTATTCGGAGACGCTGAAGCCGATGGAAAAACCACCGACCAGACCGGCTTTGATGAGTTGCCAGCACTCGCTAATCCGAGGCGTCAGGTCTTTGTAAATCTTGGCCTTGACCCAAATGCCTTGCTTGCCCAC